TCGGTTGCGCAGCTCAGGCGTTCTGGCCGGTCGCGGTTCGTGAAGTTGCCGGCCTCTTCGTCGAAGCTGCCCAGGTGGTACAGGTAGTAGTCGTCCGGGTGCATGTGCAGCGACGTGTTCGGTGAGTTGACGGCGTCTGCGAAGATGCGGAGCGCGGCTCCGTGGGTGAGCGCCGGGAAGGGATTGGAGTAGGTGCCGCTCTTCACGTCGTAGACGGAGTAGAGATTCACAGGTTCCCTCTGTTGGTGAGGCCGCGCCGCTTGATGATGTTGATCTCGCGGGCGAGGCGTTGACGGTGCTTCAGGTTGAACCTCGAGCTGCTCGTTCGCTTGTGGTCTATCAGTGCCTGGGCATCTGGGTCCTCCTTGGTGCGGATCGCGTCGTAGTAGCGCGGTGGTCGCATCAGGTGTCCGCGTACCACGACGGTGTCGTGGTCGTCCAGCTCCTGGCGGTAGCGGTCGTAGTAGGCGCGTCCGATGCCGGGTCGTCGTGACATTGTGGCGTATTCAGGTACGCGGCCCATGTAGTAGGCGTCTGCGGCTGGGCCGGTGATCTTCTTGGTGACGTAGCTTGCAACGTAGGCGGCGGATTCGAACGTCACTTGTCCCACGGTGACAGTGCCGTGGTTCCAGACCTTGTCGAGAAAGTTCGAGCGATACAGCGTGTGTGCGTCTCGCGCGCGCGGGATTGAGCGAAGGTCGTCGAGATGAAGGTTGAACATCACGGCGTGGTGATGTGGTCTTGACGTTCGTTCTCCGTACTCGCCGCACTGGTAGTATCGTACCTGTTTTCCGGCCCTGCGTAGCCGTTTCATGAAGTTGGTGAAGTCGATGGGCCGCAGTGAGTAGTTCGGCGGTAGCCGGTCGTCGTCGTAGGTGAGCGTCAGGAAGTGGTTTTCCTGATGGCTCTTGGTTTCGTGCATGATCCGCATGGCCCACTGGCGTGCGTGTTCGAGGCGGCACCCGATGCAGCGACCACAGGGGAGCTCCATCTTCTGGGATGTGTCCGCCTCGTTGAACGTGAAGGTGGGCTTGAACTTCCCGTTCTCGTTCGGCTGGCGTGGGCGCCATGCCGGTAGCGGATGGTTGCAGGGCACGTGGATCTCTCTCGTGAATGCGCGTTTTTGAGCCGGTATGCGCGCCCCACCGTTTCGTGCTCCGGGCCGGAGAGGGAATGCCGGTCCGGGCGCGGCTCAGATCCTGAAGCCCCCCCTCATCGGTGTTGCGCGGAGGTTCTTCTTGTGCGTCCGGGTGGCGGTCTTGCTGAAGCGGCGCTTGTCGCGGCGCTTGTTCTTGATCCGTGAGCGCTTCATGGCTGTTCTCCTGGGAAGCGGTGTTCGAAGTGACCGGGAATGTCCTGCGTCTCTCGCTTCCAGTTCTGGAACGCCTCGCGGGCGTCCCAGATCTTCCCGGGCTCTGTTCCGATGCCGAGGGCCTGCAGGACCTCTCGGACCTTCTGTGCGGCCGCCTGCCCCTTGCCGACGGCCGCTTCGATGCTCTCTACGGTGTCGGCTACCTTGTCTCCGATGACACCGCTCTGCAGGTAGGTGAGGAGCTGTTGTAGTGCTTCGCCCCCTTTCACGATGAGTGGATTGATGGCTGCGAAGATCTTGGTCTGCTCTTCGGTGAGTCTGGCTCTTGCGTCGGCCGCCTTGGCCGACGCTTCGGACTCCCGGCGTCGTGCGTGGATCGCGTGCCATTCCGCCTGGAGGTTCTTGATCTGCTCGCGGATGCGGTTCTTCTCTTCGGGCTTGATGTGCTCCAGCTCGTAGAGCGTGATGGCCGAGTCGAGTTCGGTCTTGATGCGCGCGGCTTCGGCTGAGAGCGTCTGTGCGGACGCGAGGCCGGCCTGTTGCTTCGCGAGGTCGGTCTGGGCCTCGCGCTGGTGGATCTGGGAGTCCACGTCGGGCTTCTCGAGGAGCGCGAAGCGCGCTGCCGAGGAGAGCCCTTCTCCCAGGTTTTGCGTCGGGTTCGTGAGCTGTGGCATCCCGACGTTTGGTGTGTCTGCCCCGCCGCCCTTGGTGGCGGCGAGGATGGGATTCAGCCCTGCTTTCTTCATGTCAGCGACTTGGCGCTGGTATGCGCTGTTCGCCATCCGTTCTTCCCAGGCCCGTTGTTCGTCTGCCTCGCGGCCTGCTTGGTAGTTCTGCCAGATGGCGCCGGCGGTGCCGAGCATCCCGGCTCCGAAGTCCGCTGCGGCTCCCCAGTTGAAGGGCATCGGTGGCCTCTAGAAGTGGTCGATGAGGCCCGGGACCGAGTAGACGGGCATCGGTCGCGTGCACTGCAGGTTGATGTAGGCATCGAGGATGAAGTCGGGCTCCGACGGGACGGCGGAGATGCGCTTGACGGGCGGTGCGTCCTCGATGAAGGCCGCGTTGAGTGCCGGGAGCGCCTGGAAGACCTGGCCCAGGTGCCACACGTCGAGGCCGGTCGGCGCGGTGAGCGAGCTGCGGAGTTTCCCGGTGATGCGTGAGGGCTTGTAGCGGTACTCCGCGAAGCGCTCTTGGTAGCCGAAGACGTCGTTGTCCTTCCCGCCCATGGCCTCGCTGATGCCGGTCCAGTAGATCTCGTAGTTGTAGATGGGCTGCTCTCCGAGGTGTGCGAGGGCCGGCCAGTAGAACTCGAAGCGGGTCTGCCTCGTCCACATGCGGTCGAGGCCCTGCTGGTAGGTGAGGTCGGCCCTGACCTCGAGGAGGCCGAGCACGTAGCCGTGCTCGACGAAGCTCTTGACGAAGCCGGTCCTGCCGCTGACGGTGCCCATGGCGGCGAGGTTGCCCTGCGGCGTGTCGGAGTAGCCGGTCTCGGGGTCAGGGGCGGTGCCCGAGGTCTGCGCGATGGGGCTGATGTGCACGGGCGCGCTGCCGCCCCCGAGGTACTCGGGGCGCTGGAGTCGCGCGTCCGGGCTGATGACCCCGAAGTGGCTGCGCACGATCTCGGTGTACCTGCTGCCCCCTCGAGCGTCTCGCTCGTAGAGCCGTTGGATCTGGAACGCCTGCCGCAGGCTGTTGATGGTGGCGGCCGTGGCGGTCGAGAGGTCGGCCGCGAGTTTCGGGTCCGTCCACATGAGGTCCTCGCCGGCGGCGCCGACGGGGTTGTGCGTGACTTCCCAGGCGCCGCCGCCGGCGCCCTGGAGTGGTCCTTCGCTGGAGGGCGAGTTCACGCCCACCATCTGCGGGATCCCGTCACCTGTGGAGATGATCGGCGCGGTGTCTCCGAGTGGGATCATGACTCCCGGGCCCTTCTGCGGCCACGGGAGTGCGCTGGTGAAGTAGTCGTGCCGCTTGCCGCGCGGGAGCGGCATGAAGTCGGCCCAGTCTTCCCCGGTGTCGCTCTTGCTCCAGGGGACTTTGTCCTGGAGGTTCTCGTCCCTGAACCATTCGTTCCAGATGAGCGCGTAGGCGCGGAAGGGCAGCGCGGAGATGGGCACTTCGTTGGGGCCCATCCATCCGATGTGGTCTGCGGGGATGCCGAAGTAGTCCCCGATGCTGCCCTGGGCGATGACGGAGTCGGGGAGCGTCGGGATGACGTAGTCGATGATCTCGTTGTCGCCCGGTGCTTCCTCTTCCCCCATGAAGTTCTGCCAGTGCTCCCAGAGCAGGCGCGAGGGGACGAAGAAGTAGAACGTGTCGAGGAAGAGGTTGTCCATCACGGGCACGAACGGCGTTGCCAGTCGGGCGAAGAGCTGGGCGTTGAGCCTGAAGGTGTCTCCGGGGAGGACTTCGTCGAGGTAGAACGGGATGAGTTTGCCCGCGTCGAAGGTGGTCTTGTAGCCGTGCGAGCGGTTGAAGGTGGAGCGCTGGATGTTGGCGCGCGGGATCCTGCTGAAGGTGTGTTCGGTCGTGGAGCGCATGTCGGAGTCCTTGGCTTGAAGTGAACGTCGGTGAAGTTGACGCAGCTTGTCAGAGCGAGTGCGAGTACCCCCCCGAATAGGGGGGGTTTGATGAGTCGGAGCGCGGAGCGCGAATGTCCCACCCTTACTTCTTGATGCAATGGGTGGGACTGACACCGCCGCGTTGCGTCATTTTGTTTTTCTTGCGGCGGGTGGTGGTCCCCCGGGGGGGGTAGAAGAAGTCGTAGCGGGGGGGGTACCGTGGGGTACCCCCCCTGCTGTTGCGTGGCTCCTAGGGCCGCCAGGGCGGCCTGGAGGGCCTCGCGGATGTGCCTCATGCCTTCGGAGGCGTTGTTGGCGCCGGCGGCGCCGGCGGCGCCGGCGAGGGCGCCGGCGCTGGCTTGGGCTGGATGAGGCCCAGTTCGACGGCCTCTCCGTAGTTGGCGGCGTCCTGCACGTAGAGCAGGAGCTGCACGGGGTCGTTGCGGAAGCGGGCCCGGACCTTGGCCGGGAGGCGCATCATGAGGTCCTCGGTGCCCCTGATGGTGCGGAGGGCCTCGTCGTAGTTGTTCAGCTCGGGTGCTGTGAAGTCCCCGAAGATGGGCTTCCTGGCGCCGGCGGACGGCAGGAGGCCGGTGCGTTCGTAGTTGCGCATGATGGTGGTGATCTCGGACTCGGCCTTGAACTCCTGGCGTGTCTTGGAGGGTTCGTCGCGTACTGCCGGGTCGTTCTCGAT